GCCATAGCTTCAAATATTCTACGAGTAATTTCACCCCAACGGCTATTTTGTATAACCATTAATCCTTTATTAAGAAATTTAGTATGCTCCAATCCGTCCATACCATTTCGGTTACCAATTGCCCCCTCTGCCCATTGTGTGAGATAATCTAAAAATTGCGAATTACCAATACCCCGAGTCGTAACTGCTACATATTCGGGATTAAGATTCATAGGGTACTGAATTGCGGAATCGGCGAAGTGCGTTATCCACTCCGTATTTATACCTCGTCTTTTATACTCTAAGTAAGAATCGTGGTCTGGTGTGATTGTTAGATGAAACCGATTTGATTTTGGAAAATTTCTTTCAAAGTTTTGCGGGTCATCTCCACTCTCTTGAATCCAAAATGAATTTGGTTTTAAGCTTTTATCAAGCCATTTGGAATCAAAGCGGCCCCAATCCATAAATAAAACAATATCGGTTGGCATATCTTGCTGAATCCATTGTTGTAGTTTGGAATCCTCATATATTCCAGTTCGATTAGAGCCGATTGAAACTATATCGGTTTCCCAATCACGTTTTTTAAACTCATTAATTAAAGCCATTGGTGTAGACCATTGCTCACCTTCTTCATATGCGTAGATAAATGTTATTTTCATAGTGTATTATAGTAACTATTTTGCTTTTCTTGTCTTTCTATATCTTTAATATGCTTAATGCAATACGCTTCTTCGGATGGGAATACTGTATATGTTTCAAACCCAATAATTCTTTCGTGTACTTTATTTATCCAACCTATTTTTTCCGGTAAGTTTTTATATATTCTGGTTTGTACATCTGGAAAATTTACCCAACCTTTTTCATTTACATTCCATCCCCATTGTTGTATATGCTGTTCCGTAAGCCCATTAACTATATTGATTCTAGGTACAATAATCATTTCTTTATCGGTATTATCTCCAAGTATATCTTCCAATGAAGCAATGAGATTTGCGTCTAAATTTTCATCCGCATCTAGTTGAAAAATCCATTCTCCCTTACAATGTGAATTTAAAAAGTTTTTCCATTGTGAGAAATCATTCTGAAATTCGGACTCGATAAGCTCTATGTGATTTGAGTTGGCTTGTAGTTCCAAATACTCTAAAAGTTCAGTAGGTGCTTTTGGTGTATCTAATAGTACAACAATTTCCGAATTTTCTCCTTTGTAATTTAATAATTGTGTAAGCAATGTAATAGTTTCTTCAAACTCATTACATACTGTGATTGCGTAACTTAATTTCATAACTTATTTTATATATTTTTCAGGTTTTACTTGCTCAAGTATTTCTTTTAAATAATCCCATTGAGCCGGAGTTATATTATAATGATGAACTCCTTGCGTAAACCCTCTTAGCCAAATAACAAACTCTTGTGGCGTCATAACTTATTGATTTCTTTTTTGTGATTTTTTATCTATACCTCGGACCGTAACATTCTTTGGTGTGATTTCATTAACATCCATTGTCAATTCTATAACTTTATTAATTCCACTTATATTATAAGTCCTATAAGCTTCGCTTGTAATTAATGGAACTTTACTAACTACTTTTTCATATATTTGTTGTGCATTTCCTCTCATTTGTAATTTTTCGGTTTTTTCATTTACAAATTTTCCAAAAAATCTTTTTATTGCATTTGGATTTACATTTGAAACCTTAACGGCATGTAATATATCTTTTGCAATAGAGGTATATAATACAAATATAATAGGAGCAGTTGTTTCGGTATATCTTTCTTTTCTACCATCCGCATAAACATACTCCTTTATTAAATAAAATTTACCACGAGTCATTTTTGCAGATGTTATTGCATTTTTATCGTCTATAAACTTACTATATATAGGGTTATAATTACTCATTTTTATAATTTATTGAGCTTTGGTAATTCTAATTTTTTAAGTTTTGGTAATTGTAATTGCTGAAACTTTGGTTGAACTTTACTATAAACATCATATTGTGATAAAATATTTTCAAACAATTTAGTCATATTTTTTAAACCAAAATTTTGTTTATTTTGCTTTCCAAGTTGAAAAGAAGCTGTTTTATACTTATCGTAATTCTTATAAACATCTTTTATGGTAAGTAATGCTTTTGAAATGTTTACATTAAACCATTGTGATTCTTTTAATAAGAAATTATCTGCGGCGGATTCGTGTACATTTCTCAATTCTCCTTCCAACAATACAGCGCCTGATTTTAAGAAATCCAAGTGGCCACTCCAATTACTTACTATAACAGGCTTTCCTGTCAAACTAAATTCTAAAAGAGGTCTACCAAATCCTTCACCCTTTGTAAAGTTTAACATTGCTTTTACTTTTGAGTGCTCATATAATCCATTCATATCGGATGGCGTCAAATCTCCATGTAATAAATATACTGGAACTTTACCATAATCATTTCCTAAAGCATTTTTTATATTCTTTATAATAAATTCCCTATCTCTTACAGAGAAAGTTGCCGAAGATGTTTTTAATACCAATGCTGGTTTTACTTTTTCATTTTTAAAAGCCATAGAAAATGTCTTAATCATCATTCCAACATTCTTACGGTCTTCACCAAAGTCACCACGTAACCAATGCCCTACAAATAGGAAAGCAAAATCTTCCTTAACACCATCCAAACAATCTACAGTTTTTACTGTATCAGTTCCAAATATATCTTCGTCAAATCCTTCAAAAAGAACTTCTACTGGTTTTGTAACTTTATGCTGTCTTACGATTTGATTAGTTACCTTATCAACTTCATTATACATTGTACCGGTCAAACTAAGCTTTGCGTGCTCCGATGGTACTATTACAAAATCCATTCTATTACATCCGGCAATCCAATCAATAGAACATGCTGTTGTTTCAATTGCTGCGGTTATACCAATATTATAAAATCCAGCTGGTTGAAATTCGTTTGGTACAGTTACCTGGACATATATGTCAGGTTTTTCGTTTAAACCTGGAATTATGTTTTCTATAATCCATTTATTAAATGGTATGCTGTAATTCAATGCATCCATTGGAGTCATTCCCCAACGAGTACTAATTATTTTGATATTAAATTTATCTAATTTATATAGAGAATATAAAAGGTCTCTTGCGTGATCACCATATCCACTACGGGTTGCTATTGGCCCTTGAAATACTAATGTAGGTTTATTGTTCATATAACTTTTTTTATTTATGCTAATTCAATTAATTTATATTTTTCTTTTGGTTTCCAATTTTGGAATGCACCTTCCATACCATCAACTAATGTTTTACACATTGCTTCTCTACTTAAAATTCCATCGGATAACATCCACTCTCTACCTACCATTCCGGCTGCTTTTCTTTCTTCTCTACTCATATCATACCACTCACGAATTAAAGGAACTATATCAATGTAGTCAATTCTATCATCAAAAATATATGGAGTTGGTACTGAACCAGTAGTTGACCTTACGGGCCAAATTGGTTTTACCCATTCACCCCACGTTACACTATTTTCGTATTTTTTCTTATTATTTAGTGAACCGATTTCAATATAATCCTCTGCGGTTAAGAATTTTTTTGTCTTTTTATCCTTAAACCCACATTGGTCCTGTAACCCACCGGTAACATTTACAATAATTGGTGTTCCTGCCATTACGGATTCTGCGGTTGCTAATCCAAATCCTTCATTAGATGCCACATTAATTGTTACATCTGCTAAATTGTATAAATAATTCAATTCAATTTCAGTATATCTTTGTTGTGTAAATATTACATTAATACCACTCGTACAATCCGATATAACTGCTGGTAAGTCCGTACCATGTTCTTCTACTTGTGTAGTGTGCATTAATAAACAAGTTCTTTCACGTTGTTCCGGAGTCAGTCCTTTAACAAATTCATCATATGCTAATATTACATCAATAGGTTGCTTTCTACGAATATTACGATTATTCCAATATAGAACAAAATCATATTCCTTATCACCAAATATACTCTTTTTAAAATTATCAGGAACATCAACCGGCTTATATAATTCAGTATTTATACCATGTGGTACATAACTAACTTGCCAATCTTTCGGCTTAGTCCAATGCTTTTCTTTATCCCATCCCCACACTCTACGGGTAATACCATATGTTTGCTTTGAAATACACCCAATCCAATCACAACTTTCATAAAAGTCACGATTATATTTAGGGTCTGGTAAATCATCCCAAATGTGATAGAAGAATAGGGGAACTGATTGTCTAATCTCATGCTCTATATCATACAACCAAATCCAATAGCGTGGATCTGTAAAATGTAGTATAGCATCGGGCTGTTCAATCATTAATAGTTGACGGATAACGTCCGCATCTCCATACCCGTTGTAAGGATATAGTTTTACATTTGCATCTTTTACGCCTGTAACATTTCGTATTTCTTCATTTAAGTCGAATACTTTACCCGCATCTGGGTGGTTGATTGCTGCTCCTAATTGCACCCAATCGTATTTATCTACCGTTCCTAAAACTAATTGTTTGGAAACATTGGCTATACCACTAGCCATCCTTAAATCATCTGCTAACAGAAGAATTTTCTTTTTTGCCATAACTTATTTTATTATAATTATTGTTTTTTTATTTTTTAGCATCACATAACCCACGTTCAAAAAACTCACAATACATACAAAGTTTTGATGGTTTCTTTGGATATTCTATTTGGGTTTTGTAATTACCTTCAATATCAAATACGGTATCTACAAACTCTTTAAAATTATTCCAAGCTTTGTTTATAGATGGTTTCCCATTTGCTGGGATGTGCTTTGATATTCTCGGAATAGTAAAATCCGGACTATCCATCACCTTTCTTTTTAGAATCATAAATTCTACATCAATAATATCCGGTGATACATTTAGAAATTCTGCATAAAACTTTTTGTATATTAGTATTTGTGCGTTTTTAACCGGGTCTGATTTTTGATATTTACTCCAACCCTTTGTAGAGGTTTTGAAATCTATAATACGATACCTACCATTAAATGTATCTCTAACTACTAAATCTATGAAACCTATAAAATTAACATTATCTGCTAACTTAACATGTAGTGGATGCTCTATTGCTACTAATTCATCATGCTTTAAAGAAAAGAACTTGTTGAAGTTTTTTGATTTTTGAAAATACTCTAATATTGTATTCCCATCCTGCAAAAACTCAACAAGTTCATCTTTGGTACACACATCTTCGTTTCCAATTTCGCCTTCAACCTCTTTAAGATAACACTCTCTCATTTTTAATTTAAGAGTTTCTTTCAAATCCATAAGCTTATCTGCCTGTGATTTTGATATTCTTAAACACTTATCAAGGTATTCTTGTAAGGTTTCGTGCATTGCTGTTCCGAATAAGGTATGAATACTTCCACTACCAGTTTTTAAGTTGTCTATATATGCTAATTTGTATTGCTGTGGGCATCCACTCCACATACTATATTGAGAAAATGATACTCTTGCCATAACTTTTTGTTTAAGTAAATATACGAAAAATAGTTGGGATTACCAACTATATTTTCAATTTTAATTTACTTATTTCTTTTTTTGTCAGACCATATCGTTCACATATGTATTGTATATTTTCTCTACCCTCTCTACTGGCATATAAAACTTCTGCATATTCATTTGCTTGCCTTTCGGAGCAATCATATTCCTTTTTAATAAGGTCTATTAGGAATTGCTCATACTTATCTTCGGCTTTACCCTTTGTGTATTTTAGATACTGCTTTCCTTTTGGTAGGATATTAATATATAACTTATACATTTCCCTTGGGTCAAGAGATTGAGTAAGCGGCTGTAAACTTGCAATAAGCTCTACCCATTCCGGTTTCATTGAAAGAAATCGGTTAATCATAAAGTTACTCCAACTCTTAACATCTTCTTCCGAAAGTTTATCAAAGTAATTAGGGTCTTGCTCCGATGTTAGAGCTGTTAAATGGTCAAATAACTTTTTTGCTGCCATATTATTCTATTGTTGATGTTTTATCTTTCATTTCTTCTGGTAATAATTCTTGTAGTGGTTTACCACATTGTGTACAGAGATATAATTGTACAGGTATTACGGCATCCTTTGCTCCACCAGTTATTAATCTAGATACTTTTTTGAATTTAAACCCATCCATAAAAATACCATTACCACATTCGCAATTCATATCTCTTGCATCGCTAAGAGAAAAGTTCATTGGGATTCCACCCATTTCTTGTCCGTCCATTTTGTTTATTTTATTATGTTTAAAATTTGAATTATCGTACTCATAAATACGATTTCTTTGTCTACTACCAATGCATCTTTTGAAAGTCCATCGGCAATAGTAAGTATTGTGTTTGCTACATTTCCGGCCGCATATTCATCAACCTTCTCATATAACATTGTGTACATTTCCGAATAATCGTTTAATCTATTATCTGCTACTGCTTGTCTGATTTTAAGGAATAGATTTCTCTTATCATCGCCGGATTTCAATAGTTCTACTAACTTTGATTTGAAATCCGATTCAACCATTATTTTATGGTCTACTTTCAACTCACCCTTTGCCGATTGTAATTGGCAAGTGTTTAATACTCTACGAATATCTGGGTAATATGAATTAATAATATCTGCTACATTCTTAATGTCAAACTTAATCTTCTCAGCCTCAAGAATCTTTGTAACCTGAACTGCCACATCTTTCTTTGTTGGTGGAGTTATAGCGAATGATTGACAACGACTTTGTATCGGGTCAATAATCTTCTCAATGTAGTTACAAGTCAGAATGAAACGGCAATGCTTACTGAATGTTTCCATTAAGTTACGAAGAATTGCCTGTGCGTTTGGAGTCATATAATCAAACTCATCAAGGATAATCACTTTGAAACCTGCGAAACCAACCGAAGATGCGAAGTTTTTTACTTTCGTTCTTACCGTATCAACATTGT